TTCCTCGCACGTCGCTTCGTTCGGGCCGGTGACCGATTTCGCGGTTTCGCCGGTTGTCACATTGATTCCGGGAAACTCGTTTTCGATGAGATTCGCAACGTCGCCGGCGATTCGGAGCGCGTCAGCATCGGTGCATTGCGAACCGTAGTAGCCGGCATCGGTCCCGACGCGGATGGAGTATTCGGAGAAGTCGTTCATGGTGTCGTGTCGTTTTTTCTGATGGTTGGCGGGTGGTGGTTTGGTTGACGGCGCTACTGTCGCACTCAATCGGCTTGCGCGCAAGAATTATTTTGCAGATTTCTGCAAGTCGCGACAATCCAACGGCTTAGAGCTAATGTCTGTTTTCGCGGATACGCTGTGAGATAGCTGTGACAGGTGAGAGACTGGCCAAGTGGCCAAGTGGCCAGGAGGTAAAAGGAATTCCAGCCGGTTAAATTTCCAGTCTAATTTTTATTCTCTCCCCGCGTATAAGGATAAGGTATTTGCTTGGTCACTTGGCCAGAGTCTCAGCTGTTGCAACTGTCCCACGGTATCCAGTGGATGGATTTTCAGGGGGAAAAAGGCTGGTTGTCACTAGAAATTGGAGACAACTTTTGAGACAGTTGTGACAGGGCCAAGTAGCTGGCCAAGTGGAAACCACTTGGCCACTGTCGCAAAGGGCGGGGCGCAAGCCCACTGGAAGTCCGTCTGGGTTAGGGGTGCGGGGGAAGGGGCGGCTTGTTGAGACTGGTTTGCGATAAGGTAGGAGCGTGTGGCGCATGGCGCTGGAGGGCTGATGCACTGGAGGGCTGGAGGGCCGATGCACTGGAGGGCCGATGCACTGGAGGGCTGGAGGGCTGGAGGGCTGGAGGGCTGAGGTAGTGGTGGGGGATATGGTTCCGACTCCGCCATCACCCCATCGCCGCCTCGCCAAGTCGCACACGGATTAGTTTACTTCTCGACTCAACTAATGCGCCTTCGTCCATGGAGGACACCGCCCGATTTTCGGACTGTCGCAGCTATTCCACGCTTGCGTACCTCCGACTCGGCGCATCGGTGGCGCGCAGCTCGGCCAGTTGGCCAGGGTGGGGAGGCGGTGGGGGGTGGGGGTCCCTTTCTGCTCGGGTCCCGTATCTAGGTACCCCACTCACACATTCGGCGCAAAACCAAAGGACTGTCTCACCTATCACACCCACTCCCCAATTGACAAAACCCCTCCGGCACACCACCTTTTCGCCATGCCACTGGATCCCCTCACACCAACCGCACCGAGACGCTCCGGTATGACTGGAGACACCTTCCTTGGGCGGCAGGATTTCGCCAAGTACGTCGCACGGATTTACCCCACGATCACCGAGGAGTCCAAAGTGGCGTTCGCCAACTGGGTCCACAGCACCCCCACGCGCATTGACCGGACGAAGTGGTGGATGGACGCCTACCCCCCGGTCCGGAAATTGAACCACTGGGGCAGGCTCGACTTGGTGGACAAGATCATGGCCGACCCCATCGTGCGGGCGGAGCTTGACCGCCTCGCCTTGGAGGACGAACGCTCCGGCGTGATGACCCAACGCCAGCGCCGCCAGAAGCTCAAGGTCATCGCCGACACCACCGAGCACCCCACCCGGGGCTACACCGACCACATCAAGGCGATGGAGCTGGATGCCAAGCTCGACGGGACACTGGGCAAGTCCGCCGACGCCTCCTCCGCTGCCTCCGCAGCGGAGCGCCCCGCGCTCAACCTCTTTTTCCTGAACACCGCCGAGGTGAAGCCCGCCATCGCCGTGGGGCCCACACCGCAAGCGGAGCGAGCCGACCTCGCCATCTCGCAGTGGACACTGGACGTGGGCACCGAGTCCGAGAGCCCGCCCCTGGACACCGACGACATCCTGTGACGGTGGCTTGACTCCCGCCGCCCTCAAGGCATAAGTTCCCTGGCGTGATCCAGCGCACCTACGGACAGGTCAAGGACTTCCTCTCCACCTACGCCTTGAACAACGGGGTGCCAGTGGATGACACCCGGCTGATCGACTACACCAACCGCGCTGTGCGGGAGCTGATGAACGAGGGCGACTGGCCGGGGGTCGTGGACACTTGGTACCTGCGCTACGACTCCTCCAGCGGGATGCTCACGCTTCCCGGGCACTTGGATCGCCTGCTCAACGTCTCCATCGACGACACCCCCAAGGAGATTCGCAGCCCGTGGTTCGAGTTCGTGCAGTACGGCCCGGGCAGTGTGCGCGACGAGGAGAAGGACAGTTACGGCAACGTGCTGGGGAAACGCCAGAACTGGACGGGTTGGCTGGTGGATCGCGGCATGGCCTGCACGCAGTACGAGCTTCCCACCAAGTCCGAGGACTCCGCCACCCAAGCCGCCGCGCCGTGGTACCTCCGAGTCTACGCCACCGTGGACGAGGACATCGACTCCGTCTCCCCGGTGCTCCACGTCACGGGACTGGATGAAAACGGCCACCCGGTCAGGACCACCCCGGACGGTGGTACGACTTGGATCTCGGGCGAGAACCTCGACATCGACTTCGCGGCCGTCGGCGGGTTCACCCAATCCACCCACGCCTACTCGCAGATCAGCGCCATCGTCAAGCCGGTCACCAACCAGGCGGTCAGACTGACGGCTTGGAACGGCACCACGGAGATCGAGCTTTCGCGTTACGAGTGGGACGAGACCACCCCGACTTACCGCCGCTACTACGTCCCCGAGCTGGCCAAGCCCGCGGCCTCCCTCGGCCTCAGGGACCGGGTCGTCCGCGCTCGGTGCCGGCGTCGCTTCATCCCCGTCGCCGCTGACAACGATGTGCTCATCATCGGCAACGAGCTGGCACTGGTCGAGATGATGATCGCGCAGTGGAAACGGCAGAACGGCAACGTGGACGAGTACGCCAGCCACAAGATGGTCGCCGTCGATCTCATGCGCAAGGAGTCCCTCGCCCACAACGGCAAGACCCGCACGCCGGCCATCACCTTCACGAGGGGGTGGGGCCTCGGCAGCGACTTCAACTCCGTGCGATGAAAGTAACACGCGCAGACTGGGCGGGGTCGGTCCCTTGGTCCGGCATCACCGGCAAGCCGGCAGGGCTCGCCGGCTCCGCTGTCACGGACCTGACCGCACTGACCGCCCGCGTCGCGGCGCTTGAGGCGGCTGTCAACTCCCTCTCTTCCGCCCCTGCCGGCTCCTCGCTCGCGTCCCTTGATGTCTGGTGGGCGGTCGGCACCTTAGAGCCCCTCCAGATGGCCTACGAGGACCTCGCGGGTCCGGTCGGGGCCGATGCCAAGTTCGCGGTCGGGGCGCCTTTCGCCGCAGGGACCGGGGTGTTCTTCGAGGCGTATCCCCTCGGAGAGGGGGTCCTCCGCCTCGTGGCCGTCAACCTATCAGGGGCTACGGTGACGCTCCCGGGGACCAACTTCACCCTTTTCATCCTCAATGGCTAAGGTTACCCCAGCTTGGCTCTCCGAAGGATTCACCTCCGCTCTCACGGGGGTCAACTCCGCCGTCGCCCCCGACCTCGTTGGCACCTCGGCCTTGGCGTGGGGCTACAACGTCGCCAACCGAGGTAGCCGGCCGCACACTCGCCCCTACTTCATCCGACGGATGACTCTTCCCGAGGGAAGAGTGCAGGGGGCGAGCTACTTCGGGGTGCAGGGCGGCATGGGGGTGGCTGTCATCGACGGGCGGATGTACCGGCTGCGGCCGGGCGAGGCCCGCGACTCGTCCGACAGCTCCTACGAGGAGATTTCGCTCCCGTCGCTCGGCTCGTCGTCCACCCAGCGCGTCTGGATGTGCCAGACGGTCGAAAGCCTCGTGGTGCAGGATTTCCTGAACGCCCCGATCATCTATGACGGCTCCTCCGCCCGGCTGGCCGGGGCGCTGGAGGTGCCCCGGGGCAAGCAGATGGCTTACGGCAACGGGCGGCTGTGGGTGGCGGTCAACGACACCACGCTGGCGGCCGGCAACATTCGCACCGCTACGCCGGGGTCGGAGCTGGTCTTCACCGAGACCAACTACCTCTCCGGTGGCGGCACCTTCACCTTTCCCGACGGCATCACCGCCCTCGGCTTCATCGCCACGACCGGCACGAGCGACTACGGCTCCCTGCTGGTCTTCAGCGGCAACCGGGTCGATTCTCTCCGCGCTGACATCACCGCCCGCGACGACTGGCAATCCATGCCCGGGTTCATCACCACGGTCCTGCGGCACGGCGGCACGCCGGGGCAGACCTGCCTCGCCGAGGTCAACCAGGACATCTACTGGCGCGACAGCGACGGCGGCATCCGCAGCGTGCGGTCCTCCCTGGCCGACGAATCCGGCGCGGGCAACACCCCCATCAGCCGCGAGGTGTCACGGCTCACCGACTTCGACACCAAGGACCGGCTGGTCGATTGCCCTGCGGTCAACTTCAACAACCGCCTGCTGGTGGGCTCCTCGCCCTACATCAACTTCTACGGTCGGACGGCGTGGAAATCGCTCATCGCCCTCGACTTCGCACCCGTCAGCACGATGGCGGGCAAATCGAGCCCGGCCTACGATGGCGAGTGGACCGGGCTCGGGGTCACCCACATGTTCGCCGGGCGCATCGGCGGAAAGACACGTTGCTTCATGGTGTCCTGCTCGGATGCGGGCGAGAACTCCCTGTGGGAGGTCCTTGACGACAACAGCGGCGAGATCGCCGACCGCACCCTCGACTGCTCAACTAACGAGTTAGTTGACTCACGGGTGACGAGCTACTTCGAGACGGCGCGGCGGTCCTTCGATACCCTCGGGACTCGCAAGCGCCTGGAGCGGATCGATGCCTACGTCTCTGGGATTCTCGGACGGGTGGACATGAGCATCTACTGGCGGGCCGACCAGAACCAGAAGTGGCGGCTGGCCGACAGCATGGTCTTCTGCGCTCAGGTCAACGATCCCGAGGGGGCGACGCCGCACGTCTTCAAGAACCTCGTGGCCCAGCACCGCAGCCAAGTGAAGACCTTCACACTGGCGCCCAGCCGCGACCTCATCAGCAAGTACGCCACCCACATCGGCTTCGAGTTCCAGTTCCGGGTCGTCTGGACCGGGCACTGCGAGGTCACCCGAGTCGTGGCTCACGCCAGCCCGCTCGACGAGTCTGTCTACGCCCACCGGGTCTGGGATGACTCCTGCGTCCCGGAGGATGTAACGTGAGCAACACCGTCGGCTACTCCCTCGGCTGCGTTACCTCGGTGAAGTACAACCTCACGCAAGGAGAGGACGCGACGGGGAACGGCTTGGGGTATGCCCTCGGGGGATGCCCGGGGTGCTGGAATGGCGACTACCGAGATCGGCGGTACTGGGCGCAGATCCCCCTGTCGGCCACCGCCACCTCGGGCACGGACTACTACGGCGCCTTGGCTCCGACTCTTAAGTTTCAAGGGGGCGGCACCTATCGGGAAATCTGCCCCACGGTCTGCTACTGCGAGGGGCCGACCGAGGAGGGCGTGACGGTGACCAAGTATCTCGACAGGTACGAAACTCGGTGGATGGCCCTGTTGGAGGAGGGACGGATCTACTACGGTCGGGTAGACGGAACGCTGATCCAAGCCCCGCTCGACCTGTTCCCCGACCCTCTTCCTGATACCGCTACCCACATTGCCCTTTCCTTTGACGCGAACGCCCGGCCGGTCTTCGCCTATGAGGACGAGGGGACTATCTACGTCCGGCGCTACGTCGCGGACGTCCCGACGACCTACTCGTGGACGGGCACCAACCCCTGCCTCTTCTTCAACGGGGTAATCAACTTCGACGATACCCAGACGGATGTGGTGTGTTACTACCTCACTGCGTCTGGGGGGGCCTTGTACGCGCGCTTCCAGCGTGAGAACTTCGGGGTGGCGAACCTCGTCATAGAAGATCCAGGCCTTGACTCCCTGATGGCCGTGGATCGCGGTCGGGGGGCATTGGCCTCGTTCATGGTGGTCGAGTTGTCCGGGAAGCGGATCTTCGCCGCAGTGTATCCACCGTGGCCAGTATTGGCGGGGGACACTGCCACGGCTACGGTAGCCCTTCAGGGGGTAGGGGACTATTCCGTTGAGATAATCCACGCGGGGACGTACGCAGAAGCTGTCACAGCAACCGTTGGACTTACTGGAGAAGGTCTCTACGAACTTCAGACCAAAACCATCACACATACCGACTCGGCTACTGCAACAGTTGGACTTACTGGGTTTGGCGTGTACGAACTCCAGATTATCGTGGCTCCTACGGCAGCAGATTCGGCGCAATCCTCAGTAACCATGTACGGAATCGGCGAATACTCACTTCAAATCGTCTCTGGGTCGGCCTACACCGATTCGGCAACAGCAACTATCACACTTTATGGGACTGGCACCTATGAACTCGAATAACCACATCGGGGTATCCGTCTCTGGACGGTACAAGATTTTTGTTCTCAGCAAAGGGATCATTGTGCAGGAACGTCCTTGGGCGAATAATCTAATTCTCGACCAAGGTAAAAACTACTGGGCTGGCGGCGTAGGATCGTTTGCCTATCTCGTCAGGGCGTGTGCTGTCGGGACTGGAACAACACCCCCAGCAGCTTCAGACACTGGTCTCCAATCCGAGGCGAAGCGTACAACGACCTACTACACGGCATCAGGCGGATGCGGCTATTCCGACACCGGGGCTACACGGAAGCTCTGGAGGACGTTCGATTTTTCGACCGAGAGTGCAGGTGTGAACTACTCCGAACTCGGCTGGAGCTATAGCGACTCAGCCGGCGCCAACCTGTTCAGCCGAACTCTTATCTCGGGGGGAACGGTTTCTCTGACAGCCGGACAATCGCTTCGTGTAGTCTATGAGCTGAGCATCACAGTTGCTCCGGCTTCAACCACAACCGAGAACCTGTCAATTTCTGGGTGGCCTGTATCTCCAGCTACTAGTACGGAGGTTACTTGGAAGATCCAAGGGGCACGGACGTTCTCACAGATAGATAGTTACGGGAACTCGGTTGGTGGGTTTATTGAACCAGGGTGGAGGGCTCCATACGCAGGATCCTGGTGGGACACAACGGTGGCGTTCGCTCCGGCTATCTATTCATCTAGCGCAACCCTGAACGGTGTGTTCTCTAATGTTTCACTCGCCGGAACTGACCTTCATCCAAACGCCCATTCCGGCTCTGGTGCCGCCGCATATTCTGCTTATGTGAATGGATCGTTCTCTAGGGTACTACCATCTCTTGGGTTCATAAACGCGGCGCAATTCGCATCCACAAGTATTCTATTCCTCGGCTACGCTCCGCGGAACAGCCAATACTACTACAGTGCGTCCGCATCCGTGATCTGCTGCAACTTCACACAGGCTCAGACGAAAGATGCCCTGTATCGGCTCAAGTTCCCTGGATTCACAATCACTCTTTCATCCTAACGGGTCACGAACTTACGGGATTCCTTGCAAACTAAACCCCCGCAACTTACTTAGGACGCAAGCATATGGCCCTCACCCCATACCTCTCCGCTCTCACCTTCCCCTCGGGCACGGAGATCCCCGGCACGATGCAGGGGCTCGCCAATCTCCTCGCCCAGTACCTCGCCGTCAACGGCCTGTCCGAGCTGGGAGGTATCAACTTCGGCCCCACCACTCCGTCGGAGGCGAACCGCGACAAGCCGTGGTTCAAGACCGACGCGAGCTACAACCCCATCGGCTTCTTCTCTTGGAACGGCTCGGAGTGGGCGACCTTCGACACCGGGGCGATCCCGAGCGGCCCGACGGCTTCCCGACCCGCCGCCCCCGCAGTCGGGCAGTTGTACCTCGATACCGACATCAACTGCGTCCTCGTCTGGGAGCGGGCCAAGTGGCGCACCGCTCACGGCTCCCCCGGGGATGTCAAGTTCGTCAAGGCGACCGACGTGGCGACGGCCATCGTGAACAACCCCGGCTGGGTCGAGGACACCGTCGGCCAGAACTATGTCATCGCTGGGGCGTCATCGACCCACACTTACGGCTCTACCGCCGGGGCGGAGACCCACCAGCTCGTCATCAACGAACTCCCGGCCCACACCCACACCGTCACGTCCCCACTGGGCTCGGAGGCCGACAACGGCGACGCTGGCCCCTACATCGTCACGAGCGAGAACCAGCCGACCGGCTCTCCGGCCTTCAACGGAACGAGTTCCTCAACCGGGATTGGTACCCCCCACAACAACCTCCAGCCGACGCGCTACCTCTGGTGCCTCGTCAAGGAATGACCCCGACAGTACAGGAGAGCCTCCGCGCCGAATGGATGGAGGCGCTTTTGGATGACCCCGAGATATTTCAAGGGGTCAGCGGCGGGGAATACCGCCGGGAGGAGTTCAATCTCGGGCTAGTCCCGAAGGGGACTCAGTTCTTCGGGGTGTTCTCCGGGGAACAACCCCTTGGCTTCTTTACTGTGCTCCCCGGTCCCGGGACTCGCGTAGAGATCCACACGACGATGGGGAAGACCGCTCGTGGTAAAGTAGCGATTGACGCCATGAGGTCCGTTCTTAGCCTCCTGAAACAGAAGGGGGTAACTGCTGTTGGCTCATTCTGCTACAAGAAGTCTCCTCATACCATATGGTTTGCAAAAAAGTGCGGCTTTCGTGTTGCTGATTCGCCGACTGACTCCAATCTTGTCCCCGTAGAAATATGCCTATCGCCGCCGCAGTAATTGCCGCTGGAGCAACCGCGTACAGCTCCAGTCAACAGGCGTCCGCCGCCAAGAAAGCCGCCAAGGCTTCTGCGGCCAACCGGGTGGCTCCCGTCGATCTTCAGGAGGAGCAGACCAAGGCGATTGAGGGGAATCTCGCCAACCAAGCCAAGATCGAGGGGCTCGTCTCTTCGACCAACGCCTTCAACCAGTCGCAGGCCACGTCCATGATGGAGCAGGCCATCCCCGGCTGGTCTGCCCTTCAGAGTAAGCTCATGGCGACCACCAACGACCTTCTGACCAACCCCTACGACCTGCCTAAGGACGTGCAGACCAACCTCGAACGCCTCGCCGCCGAGCGCGGAGTGAGCGCCGGCACCCGGGGCACCTTCAACGAGTTCAGCCTCCTGCGCGACCTCGGGGTGAACAGCTTGCAGTACGGCCAGAGCCGCATCAGCCAAGCGGGCGGTCTCGCCGGTCTGATCTCTTCCATCGCCCCAAAGGCCAACGTGATGAGCCCGCTGTCGTTCTACAACACCCCGGCGCAGTACGCGGCGAATCAGCAGCTCACCAACGCCAACAACCAAGCTGTCGCGCAGGGGGCCATCAACGCGAATCTCGCCGCCACCAACTACCAGAACGCCGGCATCGCCAATGCCATCACGGGGTTGGCCGGCGTGGCGGGCTCGGTCGATTGGGGCAAGATGAGTGGGGGAGCCAACACGACGGCCAAGGTAAACTACGAACTTGGGTCGTTCTTCGGGGATCTCGACGCACAATCCACGACGCTGAAACGCTGACCATGCCCGTACTCGCCGATCCAGGATTCGCCTACGCGCAGAAAAACCCTCTCGATACTTTTCGGGAGACGGCCTCCATCATGGAGCGCAAGCAAGAGGCGCGTCAGCGTGAGCAGGCGCTGGCGCTTCAACAGCAGGCGCAGGATCTCCAACGGGAGAAGTGGAACGTGGAGCGACCCGTCCTCCAAGCGAAGCTAAACGCGGACATTCTCTCCTACGGCTTCGATCTCACGGACCGCAAGGCGACGGAGGAGTTTCGGGCCAAGGCCGCCACTGCTGCGGCCGAGCTTGGAACGAAGTTCCGGGAAGTCATCCAACTTGCCGACTGGGAGGAGCGAAGCACGCAACTGAGGATCCTCCAGCAGGAGTACGGGTGGCTGAACCGTTTTCCGCAGTTTGCCCCGGTCGTCAAAGCCGTGGACGACTCCCGCGCCGAGGCCGTATCCAACATCTTGGCGGAGAAGAAACTTGAGGCCACCAAGCTCCAGTTCGACGAGCGTTTCAAACTCCTTGAGTTCCGAGAGGGTCAAGTGAACGAGCGGGCTCGTGAGGCCGAGCAGACGAAACGCGATCTTCAAGCGGCACGCGATGAGAACGAGCGGCTAAAGCGCGAAGCTGCCGCCAAGGAGAAGGCGCTGTGGCGCGAGCACGACGCCAAGGAAGGCGCCCTTGATCGCGAGTCGCGTGAGAAGCGCCCCGCGACGATCTTCAATTTCGGGAGCGCCCCAGTCGTCCAACCCATCCCCCAGACCAAACCCGCAGAGCAGGCGGTAACCGGATTACCCACTCAGGAACCGACTCGCACCAACGCCCCCGTAGTAGTCAACCCCTCGTTCTTCTAAAATGGGAGCTATACGCGACCGTGTTACCAGCCCGGAGTTCTCCGAGTTGACCGCATTGGAGAAGGCGAAGGAACGCCCCAAACTGTTCCAGTTGTACCTCGACTCCGATTCGGGTTTCGCCGCGTCCTATGCGGAGGCCGACGATACTGGGAAGCAGTCGATGGCTCGGCAGTTCACGGATACCCTGAACAAGGAGTTCCCGGAGCAGTTCTCCACAACAGGCTGGGTCTGGACGCATCCTGAGGGGCGACCCGGACTCTTGGATCGTAGGCCCACAGCGGTTCCCGTTCTCGACATTGAATCCGAACGGTACCTTCAGGACATGCAGAAGGACGCGGCTACCCGGCAAGAGGGTTTTGACCGCATCCAAGCCATGCCGGAGGATGACCCAAACAGGTCCCTCCTTCGGACTCTCGTAGCCGCACGCATAGGGGACATCCCCGGGAAGATCCCGGAGGACCTCATCTCCTCCTACGATACGAGGTCCATCTCCGAGATCCGCCTCCGTGAGGCTGCGGCTCGTGTCCTCGGGGGCGGAGTCCGTTTTGTCGGGACAGTAATCCCCGCGCTCGCGGCGGGCGCCGTCGCCACAGAGACCGGCCCCGGGGCTATCGTTGCCGCCGCAGCAGGCGGCGCGGCGGGAGCGCAATTCTCGGAGCGCCCCGCCCGCATAGTGGAGTCGATGATAACCGGGTACGACTACGTCGAGCCAACGCTGCGGGAGGATCTCGCGAATGCCTTCCTCGGAGGGATGATTGGCCCTTTGCAGGGGCCGACGCGAGCGATGAACGCTTTGCGTCAGGGGGTGTTTGGGGCATCGGCCTCACTGGCGGGGCAGCAGATCGCCTCTCCCGAGACCCCCCTGTCCGATAAGGTCAAGAACGCTGGGGTGGCGGGTCTGGTGTCAGCGGTCCTCGGAGGGGTGCTCCCCACCAGCCGTGCCGCAGCGCCGCGCCCCTCCTCCAGAACTGAAACCCCACCCCTTGCGGAGAGCCCGGCTCTCGACGACCTAGAGGCATCGGTCCCCCCGTGGGTCCAGAAGCGCCGAGACGACGCCATCGCGGCCTTCACCTCCGCCGAGATGGACGGGGTTTCGGCGCATAGCCCGCTGTACTTCGAGAAGCTCAAGCAAGACCTCGCGGCTGAAGCCGAGGCTGCGGCCGTCCGAAAGAAGGACTTCCTGAAAGCTCACGGCGAACAGCTCAAGGAGGAGTTAGCCGGAGTCGCCCCGACGGTAGGGGAAGGGGAATCCATCACCCTTGAAGGGTCTGACGCCGCCAAGCAACTCACGGTCGCCATGACTCGGCGGGGGGAATCCGCCAAGGAAACCGCACGCCTCCGTGGGATACTGGAGCAGGAAGCCCCCTTCGTTCCTGTGGACGAGCCGCTCCCGCCGCTATCCTCGCAGGCGCAGAGGATGTACGACCGCTACGGCGTAATCGACGCGAAGCTGATGACCAACATCGCGGGCACCTCCCTTGGCGCGACCGTAGGGTTTGTACGCGGTCTTGAGGATGGGGAAACCCCCGAGGAGAAGCTGTTCAACGCCGTGGTGAATGGCGTGCGTGGCGCCGGCATCGGGTTCTCCCTCGCGTATACCGGGGGTAAGGGGACGGATTTCCTCCTCCGTCGTGGCGAAGCCGCGAAACGTGCCCGGACGATGCTCTCACACATGGCTACCGGGCGAGAGGACATGCCCGACTGGTATCTTAGCGCACGCTCGACCCCCGCCCTTCAGGCGGTTCGGACAAATTTCTACTCCACGTTGTCCAAGGTGAAGGACGCGGTCGCGCAACTCGCCGGAAAAGTGGACATTCCCGAGAACGCCAACCCCTACCTAGTTGGGAAGCTGTATCCAAGTTACGGAAGGCGAATCGAGAGCATAGTCAAGCCGATGTTTGAAGACGCGGCCGGGTTGATCCATGCCGTATCGAAGAGTAGCGGGCTCGGGGATAAGGACTTCCAAGTTCTGTTCAACAACTGGATGGAGGCGCTGCACACACCGGACTACAACGCAGCGCGAGTCAAAGCGGGACAGGGACTCACCCGATTCACTCCGACGGATATAAAGACGATCACGGATCAGGTGGAAGCCCTCGGTCTGACCGACACGTTCCGCCAACTGAAGGCATCGACGATTGATCCGATGATCGCTCTGGATCGTCAGATCCGGCTGGATAGCGGCCTGATTTCGCAGGAGCTACTCGACCAGTTCAAGAGGGACTTCCCCAACTACGTTCCCTTCCATCGCGAATTGGAGGAGGAAGGGGTGCAGTTGTCGCACGGCAGCGGGATCGGCAGCGGGAAGAACGTTCTCAGTTCCGGCATTCGCAGTGCGAAAGGCAGCGACCTTCCGGTCTCCGACATCCTCGGGAGCGTCACCTACAATCTAACCGACGCAATCAAACGCGCAGCTCGCAACGAGTACGGCAAATCGGTGGCGCAATTTATCAAGCTCGCAGAGGCCTCGGGAAACCCAATCCCCGGTGTCACCGTGAGGACGCCGAAGATCGTCGGGGCGTCAGGGGATCGCCCCATCTTTGAACCCCACCGGGCGAACCACCTCGTGTTCTTCGACGGCGGGAAGAAGATGCTGGTGGACTTCGATGATCCGCTTCTTGCCCGTGACTTTGGGACTTACGACGATCCGAAGCTGACGGGGCTCTTGCGGATTTGGCAGAAAGGAATGGGGATAGCCGCGTCTTTGAAGACCCGGTTCAACCTCAACTTCCTTCTCGCCAACATGCCCCGCGACCGTGGAGACGCGGCGGTGGAGGCGTTCTCTCGCGGCGATCTCGGAGGCGCGGTGTCGATGATGAATCCGGCGCTCGCTCTCCGCGACGACTTCCTTCCGGCGTTTCAACATGCGATGGGCGGTACGACGGGAGCCGCCGCCGATTTTCAGAGGATGCTTGACGCCGGGGGCCTGCCCGGTGGCTGGGCCAGCTCCACCAAAATGGAGTACGAGTCCTACATCCAGTCCCTCGTGAAGGAAGGGGCCGGAAAGAAGGCCGCGATGTTTGTCCCCCGCGAGGTGGCCAAACTCTACGACCTGCTGGGGGCTGTATCTGAGGGATCTACCCGCTACGCGGCATGGCGGAGAGCCAAGCTGCTTGGAGCGACAGACGGAGAGGCGGCTCTTGCTGCGCGGGATTCCTCCCTCGACTTCGATATGAAGGGCCGGATGACGCATCAGCTTGCTCTCGTCCGAAACTTCGTGAACCCCGCTCTCCAGTCCTCGGTGAAGGCTGGGAAATGGGTGGTGCGCAATCCGGGAGTGGTGCCAGTCCTGGCGACAGGTCTCGCGTCGGTCGGGATGCTCTCCGATCAGGTCAACTCCGGGTATGACGAGAACTGGAAGCAGTCGCGCCGGATGCAGTACGAGCGCCGAAACGGGTTCCCCTTCATCTACGGTCGGGATGAGAAGACCGGGGACTTCCTCGTCCACACTTTCCCGATTCCGCAATCCCTTCGTCCTTTGAAGGCTGTGGTGGATTTCTCCTCAGACTACCGGGACGGCTCGATGGAGGGGGAGGAGTCCGTCAAGAAGCGGTTCGCGGAGATGCTGCTGCTGTCTTTGGACGCGGCTAACCCTCTCGGTGGGTCAGCCGATTGGAAGTCCGCGATCACCCCGAGCCTGATCGAACCCCTCATGGACGTTCGGGCGAACAAGTCTTTTACAGGTGCCCCCATAGTCCCGGCGTCGCAAGAGATAGATCCGAAGCGTGAGGAGTGGTCGAAGTTTCGACCCGATCTCCTCGATTCATGGCACGGGCGCATGGCGATTGCTGCGGCTGAAACCATGCGGAGCAAGATGGGGGTGGATATCTCCCCGCAGAAGGCGCTCTACCTCGCGTCTCAGTACGGGGCGGGAACGTACCGCACAGCGGAGCAGTTTGAGGGGCTCGTCACGAAACTGCTCGAAGGGTCCGACGTGCATCTGAAGGATGTCCCTGGAGCTGCCGGCGTATTCCGTTCCTATACCCCAGTCACCGGAGCCGACGCTGACCCCCGAAGGGTAGAGAACGAGTTGCGAATCCGTGCCGCTGTGAGCGAATATGGTGCGCAGCGCAACCGTTTGCGGTATGAAGCCGATCAGTCGATCCAGCGCCTCCAACGGGGGGATGACGCGACGATCCTCGCCGAAGGGCAGAAGCTGATGCAACCCGCCAACAAGGACTTGCTGGAGGTCGTAACCGCTACCCTGAAACGGGAGGAGGCAGATGGGATCGACGCGGAGCTTCTCCGTCGTCCTGTGGCCGTCCGTGTCGCCTACGTCGAGAAACTGTTCTCCTCTCTCCCCAACGACACCGCACGGGCGCAGATGGCCTCCACCCTCCAAGGGCGCCCGTGGGTGACTAAGGAGTTCCGACAGGAGTGGCGGGAACGACACTCGGCTGCGCCATCTCCGGCCCCTGAGCCGGAGGTAGAGTCGCGGGAGCCGACTCCGCCATCCCCTGCGGGACTCCTCCAGCAGCTTAGGTCTTCCCGGCCGACAGAGTGAGAAGGTAGGAAGCCTTGTGCACCGCGCCGAGTAGGTCGTCGCGGGTGTTCAGGATGTCTGTCGGCAGGCCGGTGATGCCCTCAAGGGCCTTGCCTAGCCCGGCAACGTAGCTCGCGGGCATCCCCTCGGCGTAGTCCACCAGCTCAAGGGGGCCCTTGAGTTGGATACGCCGAGGGGGTGCACCCATCAGCGCCTCGGCGATCCTGTCGGTGCCGTCGTTGAGGGCATCGTAAAGGTCGCCGAGGGCGACGTGTTCGGAGTAACTGAACGTACTCCAGTGGAGCACGCGAATCTGATTGGTCGCTTCAAGCAGGAAGTGGAGGAGGTCTGTCGGGTTCATTTTGCTCGGGGCATTCTGACGATTCTCATGTGAAGGGGCAAGTGAGTGATGGACTGTTTCGCCGCAGCTTCGCGGCGGCGGATCTCCTTGCGCCAGTCATCCGGGTCGGCCCCACGGCTCTTGTTGGCTTCAAAGAACTCCTTCGAGAGCCGTTGATTGTGGGCGTTGCCGGGGAACTCGCGGGGCCGTGATCGAGCACCGTCGTACCAGTAGTTGTCGTGGATCTCGTGGTAGATGGCATCGGGAACATCGACGCCCCCGGTGATGTTGATGAGGTTGCGCATCACCAAGTCCCAGCACTCGCAGGCCAGCACCATGTCGGGGAACTCGGCCTTGTGCTCCGTCCACCACTTCACGGTGAAGGCCACCATGTCCGTCCCTGCGTACCAGGTACCCCCGGTGAGTTGACTACGGTGCTTCACGACTTGCATCGGCCTCGGAAAGTTCAGTCGGGTACAGTGGCACGCGCCGTACTGCTTCACCGCCCGCTCAACGGCGTCGGCGCCCCACGGCGTCAGGCAGATGTCGGCGTTGATGAGGATGACCACGTCCGTCGGCTTGCGGGTCTTCGCCACCGCCTGCTCCACCATGTCGTGGATGAAGGGGAGGGTGCGCGTGTCGCCGAAGTCTCGGGAGGTCCGGGGGACTTCGGTGACATGGTGCTCGATCCAACCCTGCCGGCTCTGGAGGAGCGGCTCCCACGTCGAGCGGGCGAAGGCGTTGCGGCGCTGCGTGTCCGCGCTCAGGGGCTCGCCCAAGGTGTCCGACCAGACGAGGACGGTCGCGTCGGGGATGGGGACCGCCGCGCCCGTGATGGAACCGTCCGCATGGTAAACTATCGCAAGAGTCTCGCCTTGCTTGACCGTTATGGGCTCCGGGAAGATGTGACGAGCCATCTTGACCGGCTCGGGTGCCGCCTCTTTAGGCATCTCCATCACTCGCGGCGGGATCTTGCTGCGGGCCAGTCGCTCGCGGGCCCTGTTGTAGGCGGGGAGAAGGCCGTCGTTCTGCCCTTGGCTCCACGCCACCGTCTCGGAGCCGGCCCAGTGGCCGTAGAGCGAGAGCGGCTTGCTGCTTTGCAGGAACTTCGCATACCGCTGCACATGGGCGACGACGAGGGCCACATCGTTGCCGATCATCATGGTCGGCCGGGTGGTGCAGTCCTTGAGGTTCTCCTCCGCCCAGTAGAGGGCGTCGAGGGCGGTCTGTCGGTCGAAGAGAAAGGAGACCGGGGAGTTGGGCAGCGAGTCCTTCGCCCGGAGCATGGGCAGCAGCGAGGCGCTGTCGTGCACCCCGTCGGTCCCTGCCGCAATGGTGATGGCGCCCCCAGTCTTGCCCGTCTTGATGTCGAGTTGGAGGCCGTTCCACGCGATGAAGCCGCAGCCCAGAGCCTCGGCCTTGTCGATCAGCGCCTCAACGGTAGCGGCAAAATTTGCCGGTCGGCGGTCATCGTCGTGCAGGATCGACACCCACTTGGTCTTGGCCAGTTCGAGCGCCTTGATCCAGAGTTGGTTGCAGCCGGCGTCCTTGCGGGAGGTGAACGAGGTCACGCACTCCGGCAGGGTGGCGAGGAACTTCGAGTGGTAGGGCGACGCGCCGAAGGACGCGATGGCGACGGGGTGCGGGTGCTTGTCCAGTTCGAGGGAGGCGACGCACTCTTTCAGCCGGTCAAGCCGACTGAAGTTGGTGATGCAGGTGGTGAAGGTGCTCACGGCTTCTTCTCCTTCTTCTGCTGACCCTTCAAGCGGAGGTTGACGTAGTAGTCACGATCCCCGCGAACTTTGCACTGGCCGGAGGCTTTGCCGCCCTTGCGCCCCAGCTCTCGATACCATGCGGTAGGAACTCTCATTGCTTCCTAATTAGCACAAACTTCTTGCGTAGCAAGCGGAAAGGTGGCATAGGTAGGTCGGATGAAGTCCATATCACGCTACGGGTACGACTGGCCGGAGGGCTCGAACGATCTGAGCATCGAGCTGGCGTGCTACGCGGACAACGCCTTGTTCCCGAAGCGGTCGAACACGCATCTCCAATTCGACACTGGGCGCTCCTGCGAGTACCACCTCAAGCAGGCGTGGCGCATCATGTGGCCGGAGTTCCAATGGAATGAGTGGGCGGAGCGGATCGTCTGGGCGTGGTGTAACTACCAGATTATCACGGTGATAGGACATGCGGCTGCGGGCAAGACGTATTGTACTTCTCGTATCATCCTCCTCGACTACTTGGCCAAGCCCTACGAGACATCGACGACGGTGACCACGACCAAGTTCGACGCCCTGCGCACCCGCATCTGGGGCGATGTCATGCAGGCGATTGAGCAGAGCGCGGTGAAGAACTTCCTCTATGAGGCCTTCAAGCCGACGACCACCAGCAACGAACTGAAGTTCCAGGTTCGCAGCAAGACGAAGGCTGACGTGGATAAGTTTCTGATACAGGGCGTGGCGGCGGATTCCTCCGACGTGAACGCCACCAAGCTGCGCGGTCAGCACACCCCCCGGCGGCGGATCGTGGCCGACGAGTGCGAACACATGGGCGACGTGTTGTTCTCGGCCATCGACAACGCCCGCGCCGACCCGGACTTCCGCACCGCCCTTCTCACCAACCCCTCGGACCGGTCCAGCGCCTACTGCCAGAACTGGGCCATGCCCCGCAAGGGCTGGTCGGACGTGGACGAGAACACCGCGTTCTGGGAGACGGTTCAGCCGAAGGGCGTCTGCGTCCACTTCAACGCCCTCCTCAGCCCCAACGTGAAGGCCCGCAAGGTGGTCTGCCCCGGCCTCGTGGATTCCACCTACGTCGAGACTCTCCGTATCACCGAGGGCGAGCAGAGCGTGAAGTGGTACATGTACGTCCTCGGGTTCCCGCCGCCCGACGGCATGGTGAACAAGGTATGGCCCTCCGCCACCATCGAGCAAGCCACCCCCGCCGCCACGTTCGACTTCCCGCCTGAGAAGGTGGCCACTCTCGACCCCGCGTTCACCCACGACGACTGCGTGCTCATGTTCGCCGACCTCGGCCGGCTGCGCGATGGGAAGCCTTGCTGTTCCGCCACCAAGTCGGTGAAGCTCCAAATCTCCGACGCGGGAAGCCGTATCCTCAAAGAGGATCAAATCGCCCAGCAGGTGAAAGCCAAGTGCGAGGAAGCCGGGGTGAAGCCGGAGAATTTCATCATGGATACCACAGCGCAGGGGCGCGGTGTCTATTCGCTGCTTACCACCACTTGGTCGCCGAAGGTACAAGGTATCAGCTATTCGGACGCCACCACAGACCGGCCGCTCCGCCTCAACGACGCCAAGAAGGCCAGCGAGCAGGTGCTCTACTTCTCCAGTGAGTTGTGGTTTCGCGCCTCGTATCTGGCGAAGGAGGGGATGCTCTGCGGCCTGTCCAAGGTGGACAAGAAGACCAAGGAGGACCTCGCCTCGCGCCAATACTCGATCAAGACGCAGGGCGGCTCGGCGAAGATGATCGTCGAGAACAAGGACGAGTTGAAGAAGCGCCTCGGCCGCTCCCCCGACTTCGGCGATGCCTTCTGCCAGCTCGGGGAGCTGATGGTCCGCAAGGGCCTGCTCGCCGAGTTCGGCGGAGTTAGCTCTCGTCTCTCGTGGGCGCACTGCCGCAAGCTGGCGCAGAAGGCGGCGGCTCGGTTCTCAGGAGAATTTACACATGGCCAAACTCCGACATCCCAGTGACGTTCCTCCTTGTGGCTGGCAGTATCTGGAGCCACGGACCCGCCTGACCCTCAAGGGGGACAATCTCGCCGACCTAGTTTCTCAAGTGCACCGCCACCGGCAGCACAACGGCTTCCCCGACTCGCTCGAACAGGCGAGGCTGGACGTGCAGCGGCAAATCTGCTCGAAGCTGGGAGCCCGTGAGTGCGTGCCCGAAGGGCCCGACGACCCTTGGAAGCCCGTGCACGACCTGACCCGCACCGCCTCGGTCACTGAGATCCTCGCCTTCTCTCGGGCGGCGTTGGACTGGCTCATGGGCGGGCGCGAGATCGTCCCTCTTGCCGTCAACGAAGCCCGGCGCAAGACCTGCGCAGCCTGTCCGATAAACCAGCCGGTGCAGGGATGCCGCTGCGCCCCGCTGTACCGCATGATCGACCGGGCCATCCCGGAGGATCGGCGCTTCGGCGATCTGCACGTCTGCGGGGTCTGCGGGTGCAGCCTCAAGGCCAAGTGCGCGGTGCCCGACTCCGTGGTGGCCGCTTCGGACAAGGGGCGCGACCTCCCGTACCCCGTGGGGTGCTGGGTGCCTTCCGTCTTGCAAACTCAAGCCTCTGAATAGCTTATGCCTATGAACGCCACACCAAATACCACAACGTCTCCGGTGAGCAACGCCGGGGACTCGACTACGCAGCACGGCGAGCAGAATACCGGCGTTGGCTCTGGCGACTGGTTGGGCTCCGTTGATCGGTACTTCAACTACCACGGGCAGCCTATCGCGGTGTATAAAGGGCGGACCATGATAGATGGGTATCTTCAGGCCAAGTATCCTATCCGTTTTTGGCTCCTTCGGCTTTTAGTGAGACCGATTGGTAGAAGCCGTAGAGAGGATCTTCCACCACCCACCCTGTACGGACGATAACGTAGGTAACTGGGCCAGCTAGTACCTTATGGTAAACGGTCTGGCCTACCTCGAAAGGCACCGGGGAGCTTACGGCGTCCGGTGCCGACTGTCCTCGCCCTAGCGGGCTTTCTACCTCGAAGCGTATTTTTAGCATATGGATAATCTTTCTTCTTTCAGCCCAACGTCCAAGGCGAGCCACGCCGGGGACTCGATTCCGCAAACTCCCAAGCACGATACCGGCGTTGGCTCTGGTGTCTGGTTGGGCGATTTTCTTGGCCCGCTCTGCATTGCGGTAATCATCATATCGGGTGCCTGCACAATACACTTCACTTCAGAGCGGGTGCGGATTGAACAGGAGGCTGCTGCTGCATACCACGCTGAATTTGAACGTATGCGCTCCACGCTTGAACAATGGTCGCAGCAGCAATCGCGACCGTCAGCCAAAGCATCGCCCGGGCGACTTTCCCAGACGACCGAGATGCCTGCTGAATGGTAGCATCTAGTGCCTCAACTTTCGTCTGAAGGCCCGAAACCATGCGCGCCGTATTATCTATCCTCATCTGCCTGAAGTACTCGTCGCCGTTCTTCAGGAACTCGTTCAGCAACTTCTTTCTATCATCATGAGCATTCATAGTGATTCTTCCAGCCCAACGTCCAAGGCGAGCCACGCCGGGGACTCGATTCCGCAAACTCCCGAGCACGATACCGGCGTTGGCTCTGGTGACTGGTTGGGCCGGGTCTTTCGGCAGTACGATACCGACAGGTACGTGGTCTTCACGAACGGGACGGGAAAGACCCCCGCGAACATGACTACCGAGGAGTGTCTCTCTTCGCTGCATCGGGTTCTTGAGTGGGAACGTACTCATCCTCTGGAGCAACGCATACCCAGAAGCCAGTGCCCTCCGGAAGTGTGGGACGTACAAGCTCTCGCAACTCAACGAGCGATAGCTTCTTTGGGTGGTACAGTAGGTGAACCCCGCATCGGAGACTAAACCTCGGGGCAAAGGACTCCACGAACTCGGAGAACTTCGCCGGAACGGTATCTAGGTCGATTGCTATAGCATATTTGGTCATATGAAAACCCCTTCTTGCCCAACGTCCGAGGCGAGCCACGCCGGGGACTCGATTCCGCAAACTCCCAAGCACGATACCGGCGTTGGCTCTGGTGACTGGTTGGGCCGTTTCATTCTTCTGCTTCTAGAGCCTTTTGTAGGCGCTCACGCGAGGCTCGAACACCGGCTTCAAGAGCGTCAGACATCTCGGGGTCGTAATCCCCGATCTCAAGCAGGATTCTGTCGTACTCGGAAACAATCCCACGCAGGTATGCGGTATTCTTTGTGTCTTGATCGTCTTGCGGCTCACAATCGACGACAACTCTTGCAAGGGCTTCAACTCGCGCTCCGAGCTCAATCAGTTGGACCCAAATCTTAACCGCTTGGTCGTTCATATGGATAATCTTTCTTCTTTCAGCCCAACGTCCAAGGCGAGCCACGCCGGGGACTCGATTCCGCAAACTCCCAAGCACGATACCGGCGTTGGCTCTGGTGTCTGGTTGGGCTCTACTTCTTCAGCTCGAAGTGGAAATGGCGCGTCGGAGACACCGCTGCGCACTTCTGAAAAGCCTGAATTGCCAGCTTGGTTCCTTCCATTTCGAGAGTACATGCTGAACCACATTCACTGTCCGGTATGTCAGAGGGGGGTTCTGGCCAATAGGAGTTCGTCAGATCGGGTGCTTCTCCTAGCTGAACTAGACCTCTGGCAAGAACACGGCCAGCCGGGTCAAGAAGAATGGCGAGCTTTGCAGAGGACCGACGGCTATCGTACAGAGCTTTTTCAGAAGACGGGACTTTATCGGGGGGATTCATATGTTACGTGGTAAATTTTTTCGCCCAACGTCCAAGGCGAGCCACGCCGGGGACTCGATTCCGCAAACTCCCAAGCACGATACCGGCGTTGGCTCTGGTGACTGGTTGGGCCGTTTCCTTTTCAGATGTCGTCGCAAAGAAACTGAACT